ACCTGTCTATGATGCTGTAGATAACACTAGCCTTGCTGGTGACGATATCGTTCAGCTTATAGATTTGCCTGCAGATACTATGGTAATTGGTGGTTGCTTAGAAGTTCTTGAGGCTTCTGGTAACGCTAATGTTACTCTTGATGTGGGTACGTCAACTGACGTTGATGCTTTTGTTGACGGTGGCGCATCTAACGCTGCTGCTGATATTCAGTTTAACCTGAAGGCTGCAGGTGGTAACATCGTTACCTCTGCTGATACCGTAATGGTAACTGTTTTGGATTCGGGTTCGTCTGGAACCACTGCTCTACGCTTCCGCGTTCATGCAGTGTGTGTGGATATTTCACGCAATCCTACTGAGTCAGCAACTGTCTCAACAGGCACGTAATATTAGTCGGGGGGCGGGGAAACCTGCCCCTTGACAAACATTTTTTTTTATGATAAAAGCAGCTAACCCTGCCGGGATACAACCCTATGTTCACAGCCGTAATTATAGCTTGTCATGTTGCAAACGCAGAAATGTGTATGACTATTTTTGACAACAGAGGTCCATATCAAACAGAACAGGCATGTAAAGAACGCATAGGAGAAATGGCGTTCGATTTAATGGGAGCATGGACTTCACAACGATTACCAATGATATTTAAAATGACTAGTTGTTTAGAAGACGACACTAAAGATGTATTCACATAATATATCAAATGTGATATAGTATCGCATCACTTGTTAGGAGATGAGATATGAACTATATCACAAGTAACATACCGTATTTTAAAGTTTGGGTACGGCGAGAATATACAACAAACTTTGACCGATATCAAGGAGAATTTCTTCATGCGATGGCAATAGGGATAACCACCCTGCCAATGCGAACTCTTAGCTTCCAACTATTGTTTACTGGATGTGAAGAAGAAGAAAATGTACATGGTGGTGCTATGTGGGCTAGGATGCCTCTCACTGCACTTGTAGGTGATACGCCTCTGGATGAGTGGCCTGAACCAATACCTACCCATCTTGCACAACCTTGGGATTGCCAATCACATCATCATTCGGTGTTTGTATTAAATAGAGCAACACCCTGTCCGTGGTTGGCAAAGATAGACGGAGAGTTCTATCCTGCTAAATATTACTTTACTGTTGATTATACCGACACTGAGGTAGCTGATGACCCTGCTCAACACAAACAAAGTCACGTTCTGGAATTGTTGGATGCGGGTAAGTGGACAGGTAACATGGTTGCCCTTCCCAACAACAGAGTCCGTGTTACTAATCCTGCGTGGTTTGTAACAGGGGACGGCCCACCAGACTTTGCACCAAGTCAGTGGGTACACCATTCTAAACAAGACCCTAATTACGTAAGTGACACGGCACGGGTATTTGACAATCTTTATGCGGAGACAGATTATGAAGAAGATGATGAATAAAAAGAGCAAGGGTATGGCTCGTGGTGGACGTTCTGCCATGAAATCTAAAGGATATGCCAAAGGCGGTAAAACAAAGATGCGGTCCAAAGGTATGGCTAAAGGCGGCAAAATGAAGATGCGGTCTAAGGGCATGGCTAAAGGTGGTGCAGCAGGTGGCAAAAAAGGCGGTAAGGCCATGACAGTTGCACAGATACGTGCTGCTGCAAAGAAAAAAGGCTACAAGCTAGTAAAGGCATAGTCATGGCTAGACGTGGATTATATGCCAACATAGCTGCTAAGAAACGCAGAATAAAAGCAGGTAGCGGGGAGACTATGCGTAAGCCCGGAAGTAAGGGTGCGCCAAGCAAAGCTAACTTCAAACGTGCAGCACAAACAGCTAGGAAGAAGTAATGGCTCGTAAACAAGATAAGATGCCAGCCCGTAACAAGAAGAACTTTCGACCAACGAAAGCAGGGGCAGGAATGACTAAAGCTGGGGTGGCTGCTTATCGGCGTAAGAACCCCGGTTCTAAATTAAAAACAGCAGTAACAGGAAAAGTAAAGCCGGGTAGCAAAGACGCTAAACGGCGTAAATCTTTCTGTGCTAGGTCTGCTGGACAGATGAAGAAGTTTCCCAAAGCTGCGAAGAATCCTAACAGCCGTTTGCGCCAAGCAAGAAAGAGGTGGAAATGTTAGCTGCATTGATTGGTCCTATAAGCAATATCGCTTCTACGTGGCTTGAAGGCAAGGTAGAAGAAAAGAAAGCACAGTCAGCCACAAAGGTAGCCAAGGCTCAAGCAGAAGCTGTGGTTATGCAGAAAAAAGCTACAGGCGAAATTGATTGGGATTTGGAGATGGCTCGTGCTTCGTCATCAAGTTGGAAAGACGAATGGCTAGTAATTCTGTTTAGTATTCCGCTAATACTAGCCTTCATACCCGGCATGGAAGGAGTGGTACAGAATGGATTCGAACAACTCAACAAGATGCCTGAATGGTATCAATATTCCTTGGGAGTTATCGTTGCCGCTTCTTTTGGCGTACGTTCAGCTACAAAATTCTTTGGTAAAAAATAGTAAGTAAGGAGATTAAAGTGTCTAAAATAAAATTAAAAAAGGGTGAAAAAGAGCAGGTTATATCTTTTTCAGAGCTGTTCAAGAGTCTGCCTGTAAACCTTCAAAAAGGAATGAAGGCAAAGATGAAGGGTATGGACCCTCAAGAACAAGTAAATGCAGTTCTTAGAGCAGTAAAGTCAGGTAAGTTTGAAGGGTATCGTCCAGTTCCAAAATCTCGTCCCGATGCTGAACAGCGTAGACGTGCTGAAGCAAAGCCTAAAACTATTAGCCTGATGGCAAAAGGAGGAAAGGCTACTTCTAAAAAGATGATGCGCGGCGGAAAAGTTGCAGCCAAAAAGAAAATGGCGTATGGCGGCAAAGCAATGGCTAAGAAAAAGAAGTAATGGTTGATTGGTGGAAAAGATGGCTGCAGTTTAATGTTACAGCCAAACTAACTAT